GGCCAAAACGCACAATGAGACACCGTGTTACCTGAACCGACCTGGCCAACTGTGGGCAAACCCATATAGTCCTGCAAAGAACCAACAGCGTATCCACTAGCTGGAGAAACCTGCTGAGGAACAACATAAGAAATCGAGTCACCAGGATTAACCTGCTCACCCATAAACTTCTGCCAATTAGACCAAATCAAACGGTTAGGCACAAAGAAAAAGAAACTATCCAAATACATGTTATCCATGACTGGATAAATAGGCGTAGCCAACCGAGCAAAAGACGTCATCTTAAGATTAAACGTATCACCTGGTAGAACCTCATCAACATATACAGGAACAAGATAACCAGCATCAAAAGTGGTCTTATGCGTAAACTGACGATCAAACGAAGCTCTCGGAATCTCGGCCCGAGGAATCATGGCAAACCGATGCGGATCAACCGAACGATTCTTATGCATTATCGACATTACAACTCCCTTTTCAACATTGAAAGACGAGCAGATTGCACCTGCTCTTTAACTAACAAACGAGCACTGGAATGCTCACCCTTTAAACGCTCAACATAACCATCCAACTCTCGCTGAGCAACCAAATCAGAAAAAACCCCCGGATTCTCACGCTCAAAAAGAACATCATAATACTTAGGGGGCTTAGTCTTAACTCCATTAATAACCACGTAATCACGCGGATAAACATCAGTCTGGAACTTCTCAAGCCAACGCGAACCAATACCAGGCTTTAACGACATGTGGTTAAACTCTGGAACACGATCAACAATCTCACCATCATCAGTAATAACCCGATAATGAGCCTCTGCCAAGTCACCAGTTACCTTCTGAACACAATAACGAGCAATATAAGCAGCCGACTGAAAAGTCACATCACCAATGCTAGACAAGCCAGATGGCCATAACGACTCCAACAACTTAGACGTATAAATCTTCTCACCCGACGACGTACGACGATAATAAACCTTATCGTCAAAATCAAAACCGAACAAACATGCATGAAAATGAGGACGCATCTGCTGCTCCCCATACTCACCGCCGACATAAAACCTAACCGGCGACTTAACACGCTTGCGAAGACGCTTCATAAACTTCTGAAAATCATCATACTTCAACGTACCGCCGACGGGCAAACTGGAGTCATCGTAGGTAAGCGTAACGAATGAGTTCCTATCGTGTAGGCTTGCCTCATGAAGACAACGCATTGCCCACTGCCTGGACCTCTCCAGGCGGCAACCAATACACTGTCCACAGGGAAGCTCGAGAGTCGCTTCAACGCCACGCTTATTCCTACTCACAAACTTTACCGAGCCATCCGACATGCGTACAGCCGGCATAGGCCCATAACAAGGCATTACATCCGCCAACCGCCACGCATAGGACTGCCAGCCATATTAGCAGCTGCGACCGTGCGCGTATTGCGACCAAAGGCCTTAGACGACCGACTCTTATTCACTGAACTGCGATGTACAGGCTTCATTCAAGCTCTCCAAAGTTAAACAAAAAACGACACCCTGAAGGGTGTCACCTAGACCAGTTACATCAAGTGCGAAACTGGTCTAGAACGTAGTTGTACTACATCAAACGGACTCTTTCAAGTCCTTAGCGCGGGCCAAAAGCCGAAAATGGGGATCAACTTCAACCAGGCCGGTTGAATCATCAAAAACCCCAATCTGATAAAGCTCAAAATCATCAGGATGACGAGACATGTCATCAGTAGAATCCTTACGATTCACCTCATCACGAAACGAACGAATAGCCACAGCAGCTGTGGGAACAAAAATAGGACGACCGAAGGCAGCAGCAGCGGTGTCCTTAACAGAAATAATAACCTGAATCATCACATCACTCCAATCTTGTCAATCAAACCATTAACAGAACGAATATCATCGTTCCGAATCTTAATAACTTCAGCGTTAGTCTCCTTATTCAAAGAACGCTGAAGAATAGAACGATAAGACGTCAAAGCAACTTTGAGAAAAATCTTATCACGAGAATCAAAAAGAGAAGAAAGAGGGGTAACCATAAAAACTCCAAAATCGTGCAAAAACGCACGATAAGAATATAACACCAAAAAACAAAAAAACAAGAAAAAAACAAAAAAAAACCCGCCGAAGCGGGTAGGGGTTACCCTAACAAAGCCGTCAGCCTGCGGCAGCTCCACCCTCAAGAGTACTTGAGGGTGGCATAAGGGGAGCCTTAACAAACCCAAGCTTAACAGCTTCATCCCGGTTAGCCTCATCAGCAAAAAAATCCGTGAACTGCTTAGGATCGTTCTGAAAGCGGGCCCGGATCTCAGCAGGGACCCGCAAAAACTCCTCCTGGGCCTGGCGGACCATATTCATGGCCGCATGAAAATCGGGAAGCCCAGTAAAATCACCAGACTGGGGCATACGCACATCCTGCGGCAACTCCCCAGTCAGACCAAACCGCCGAACAATGGTATTAATGTTCGACTCCTCCTCAGCAGACTGAATAGCCCGGGATTCATCCTCACACAACAGCCCAGTCTCAGCAGACACCTGATCACCATCATAGCTACCAAAAGCACGAACTATCATTTTCCACCTCTCATCAAAGTCTTAATCAAATCAAACAAAGGCTTAAACTGGGCAGCCTCACGACCCAAATTACCAAAAGCCTCACCAGCCGAAACATCAAGCTGCTTAAGCTTTTGCTCTAACTTAACCAAAGCGTCTTGACTGTTCAACAAATCAGTCTGAGAGCGAATCTGGCCAAGCGTAGCACGAAGATTATTACCAATTTCCGTAGCATTCAAGCCCTGCTTATACATCAAATCAGCAGATTTACGCAACTGATCGGCAGCTGCCTTAAGCCGATCGTCCTCACTCTTCAAATTAGCAATCTCCTGTCTAACCTTCTCAACAGTCTGATTAACCAAACCAGTCTGGGCCGTGGCCTGACCAGCTGAAGCATAAGTCTGAGCGATCTGAGCCTGGATCAAATCAGCCTGGGCCTGCTTGTTAGCAGTATCGGCATCCATGTTTGCAACCTGCGCAGACGTCAGCTTAGACTGCATCAAATTACGACCCAAATCAGGATGACCCGCAGAACTAGTAGCAACACCAGAAGGGGCATTACCCCCTCCCTGTTGATAAGCCAACATGGGATTTAACCCAGCGGCCTTCATATCAGCAGTAGTCGTTTGATAACGACTAGCAAACTGCTGAGCAGAAAAATTGTGAGCATCTTCTTGGCGCCGCTCTGCTGCCTGGTTATTCAAATGACCAGACAGCAGAGAACTTCCAAGCGTCATCAACGCATCAAACATATCAGAAATGATCAATCAGACCAGGAACACTATAAAGCGGCATAGGCCTTACAGTCTTACAGTCAAAAAACGAATCAAAAATAAACTGCTGGCCATTAGCAGCAGAACCAACCGCCACAACACGACTGACCGGCGGGGTCTCCTCGATAAACGTGCTATTCAAAGTAGGGAGACTAGTAAAACGCTGAGCCAAGTGCCACGCGTCAATGGTACCCGCGCTAGTAGACTTAAACAGACTAGAAATCTGACTAGGCTTATAACGATACTCGGCCCAACGCTCTTGGTATCCAAAGACGTTAGAGTCATCAGAATTACCTCTAACATAAATCTCCCTGTTATAAACTGGTTGCTCTCCCAACATAGCAAAAGCCGGAAAATAAAAATCGTACCTAGTAGACCGCGACCACATCCGCGGCAAACCCTGCTGATACGTCAGATCAGCACGTACCGAAACAAGACCAATAATAACCCCGTGCTCAGTAAACGACTGAGTGAAACCATGATGCTTACCCAATGCAGTACCAACACCGCCAAGCGTAGCCAGCGGAGAAGAACCGCCAGTAATATTAGAAGCCGAAGTCTGAGCAATAGGGTTAATCAAAATAGGTGTAGATCCACCACCGAGATACTCAGGCCGCTGCAACCTAGCATCAGGAGAAATAACACCGAAATGAGACCTAACAATCTCTGTGTACCTAGTACCACCTCGGGCATCCCGCTCCAACAACTTCTGAATCTGAAAACTCTGACGCAGCTGGTTAATAGTGGCAGCAGTTGCATCGCTCAAATCAGCATACAGCGTAGCGGCCTTATCAGCACCAAAATCTCCAAATCCACCACCAGCTGCAGAATTAGCATAACCATGGTAAGCGGTACCAGCCCCACCAGTATTGGGTGCGTAAAACTTACCTTCCAAACCAGTACCGCCACCAAACTGATCGATCTTAATAGGAGCTGAGGTACCCAAAGGCAATGTTACAGCTGTACCACCCTTCTGGGGCCAAGGCAAAGCCGACGTAAAATAATCATGGCGCTTACCACGACGCCGCAACACATAATTAGTAGAAGCACTAGCATCAGGGCCATCACCGCGATCAACAGTAGCAGAATTCTGCAAATTCTCATCGCGGAACCACTCATTCCAAATAAGGTTATAAGCCCTGGGCCAAAACGCACAATGAGACACCGTGTTACCTGAACCGACCTGGCCAACTGTGGGCAAACCCATATAGTCCTGCAAAGAACCAACAGCGTATCCACTAGCTGGAGAAACCTGCTGAGGAA